ATCAATACCAGTAATTTTACCTTCATCATCTTTTTCTACATCTACTTGTAATCCCATCATTTGAGCATGTTCCCAAGACCATTTCATCTCAGTAACAATAAAAACAGGTAAAATACCCATTTTTTGAGCATTAACTGCTACTTCTAATAATGCTGTAGTTTTACCTGTATCAGAATGACCACGTAATAAAGTAATATGACCGTGTGGAATACCTGGTAATGAAACCATGTCTTGCCAAGCTGGTGATAAAGGGATCCATTCTTGTTCTTTAAAGGTATTATTAGTTGATCCTAAACCTTTAGCTGCTTTAAATTTATCAAGGGAGAACGTTCCCTTAACAGACTTGGAGATATCGCCCCCAAGGCTTGCTTTTTTTCTACCCATATTTATTAATCTTTAAATAAATCGTCGAATTCGTCCTCGTTGAACGATTCTTTTTGTTTAACATTCAGTGTATAACCTTCCTCTTTTTTAGGCGTAATACTTGGAACACTTGGATTTTCAACACTATCTTCTGGATTTAACCAATCTTGAAGTGCTGATTTCATTTCATCATAAGTAAATTTCTTATAATATTTGAATAACTCAGGTTGTTCTTTAAGCCATTTTTCAACAGAAGCATTATCATCTGATAATGGTGTTTGTTTAGGTTTAACACGAATTGAGGTTTGTGGATAAGGATTACCTTGAACTACTTCTACTGTCATATCTAAACCAGACATTACATCAGTAAAATCACCGTAATCTTCGTCTGCAGCATAACTTAATAATTCTTGATATACTTGCTTTCCAAATTCCCAAAAACGTACTCCTCTATTTTCTTCACCACGAATTATAACTGGTGCAAATACCCTCATTTTTGGTTCTAACTTTTTAGCTAGTCTCCAATTTTCAGGTTCAGAGGTTTTACGTAATTCTTTTGAAAATTCTACAATTGGATCTTTATCACCAAAGTTAATAGGTGAGATCATTGTTCTGTTTCCAATTCCATAATGGAAAAATACTTCCTGGAATGGGTTGTCTTTGTTTTCTACATAAGGTACAAATCTTATTTGTGCTTTACCTAGAGGTGCCTTCCAAAAATATTGACTTCTATCAAATTTCTGTTGGGATTGTTGCCCTTGCGGGGCTTGAAGTTTTTCTAACTTGCTTGAGATTAAATTTAAATCCATAACTATTTATTGTTTTTAATGTAACTGTTAATAATATAATAAAACTATAATTGGTAACCAAATTTCTTTGGCTAAAAAGTGAGAATATCATGCACTTTTGTATCTAGCTTTTTTAATTCTCCTCCAGTAGTTAACAAAATACAATTTTTGTAATCTTGCCAATCTACTTTAAAGCTAGTATCTACAACACCCCCATTTAAAGACTTAATTAAATCATTAAGGGCGTTTATTGTATATAACGTATTTGAATCTTTTTTTCTATGTAATAAGATTGTATTATCTAATATAGTATTAGATATATTGAAGGAATCAACATTATAAGTACAAACGTATTCATTAGTAGATTCAACAAAAAGAACAAATATCTTGTTAAATAATATTTGATATTGGTCTTTGATTGTATCTAGTGTGGAATCCAATTCTTCCTTCGTAGTAAAAGTGCAAAAGAGTTTATTTGCCAAATCGTCTAAATTAATTTCTATATCTACCATAAATATTAAATGTTTTTTAAGGAATTATAATTGGGGCCATAGCTAGCTTTTATAACATAACCCTCGGATTCCAATAATTGTTTAATTTTTTGCAAGGTTTCTTTACCATCATTAATAGAATAATCTATAAGGAACGAATCATATGTGTACAATATAACTTTACTTTGTCGGTTCTCCAAATATTCTATCACTTTTTTAACTGATACTACATTATTATATGTTTCCGCTGATTGGATTATATAATTAAGTATTTTATTAGGTGTTGGATTTTGTATTTGTTCTTTAGTTAATACCTTGCCTCCTATTAACTCAAGTTTATTTTCTGTAGTAAATTTTTCCCATAATTTATCTACATATTCATTCATTGATCTAAAAAATGGTATATCTTTATACTGATCAAACACACCCCCATATAATTGTTTAAATGTTAATTCTTTAGAGCGTTTATATTCTTCATCAGTTAATGTTTCTTTGTCAAAATACATTTTCCCTAATTGAGTATGTACAGATTCTTTATCTAATGGGTAATTTATTAATTTAGCCAAAATTCTTACATGATACGAATCATAATCAAACTCAAAAAATAAATCATTTTTAGGAATAAATGAAATTCTTGAACCATCATTTTTATTTAAAGCAGCAAAATTAACGCCGTTAAATGAATTTGTTGGGCGAGTGGTGAGATTATATAGATTATACTTAGTATACACAGTTTCACCGTGTAAAAACCATGATTTTTCGTTATATTTAAAATGTTTATGGAAATAATCGGGATGTATTTTTATTCCTTGTTCTTCGATTGATTTGAAGACTTTCGGGAAAATATCATTATAAAAAATATTTGGATCTCTATCAAGAAATGATTGAATTTCTTCAAAATTCTTTTCTTCTGTTTCATAATGCTTCGATATGGGAATAAGAGAGTTAATATAGTCCAAATCAGGGAATTTACTATACATCCTATCAGCAAACTTACTCCTATGAACCAAAGAAAGGTTTCCATTAGTTATATCAATTAGTTTATCATTATTAAAATAATACAAAACTTCTTTCTTGTTTAGAGTATAAATTTTCTCAAACTTAGAATCTATCCACTGCATTACTTCTTCAAAAGATAACTTAAAGGCTTCACTATGATTAATAGGAAACATATATCCCTTACCGTTTAGTGTTTTAAAATAAACTAAACAAGGGGAAGTTAGGATAGAATGATATTCATCATTCATGGGAATTATCCTAATGTAACATTCATTATCAGAACAATGTAGCCTTTTTAGCTGTTGTTCTGTTTCAACAATATAATACATAACCTTTTATCCATAACTTATTTAATAACCACCACCTCCACCACCTGAGGGTTGTCTTACTACAGGTGTACCAGAAATATTGTTTTCTAGTTGTGTTTGTAATGTACGACTATTATTTGTAGGAGCCACATCAGTTCTAGCACCTATTTCTCCTAGTGCTTTTTGGATTAAACCTCCTAATTGATTTGATATTAAAGCATCGCCAGCTAATAATACTTTACCTGTAGATTGTCTGTGTGTTGCTCCATCCATTATTTTTTGATCAGCCATTATATGATAATAACCACTATAATTACTATTATCTAATTTTACTGTTAATTCATCTCCTCCAGTATATAGATTATTTATTAATGTTAATTCAGATTTAACGGCAAATTGAGTTAAATCAGATAAATATTGTTTAATACCTTTAAAATTTTTTTCTGCAGTTTCTACTAATCTTTTATTAGTATCAACAATTCCTGATGTTTTTACTCCATTAGCATTTAATGAATCTTTTAAAGGCCCAGAAATTTTCCAAAATACACTAGTTACTGTCCATAAAGCATAATTATATCTTCCTTTATTAGAGTTTAAATCTGTAAAAGAATTTTTATTTATTTCTATAATACTTGGTGGATTTATATTTCTTTTTTTAGCAAAATATCTAATTATTTGGCCCCTTTGATAATCTTTACCTGTAAGTGTTGGAAACATCGGTAAAGGATCACCTGAAGATTGATATAATTCTTGATTAATAGGTTGAAGCTCAGAATAATTAATATTTTCTGGGGTAGGTACTATATAATTATTTTTTTGAGTTGTACTGTAGTTTCTAACTAATGTTATAGGATTTGGGCTATTTGGGGTTTTACCAGATGACACATCACCAGTAAACGTTTCATGATAATATCCTTTATAGGGAAGGCCTGTATTAGGATCAGTAAATTCACCCCCCGCAGTATAAAGCCCATTATTAACTAAAGATTTAGGTATATAAGTCATATTATCCTCTTAAATAATTAATTTCTTTTTGTCTACGTGAAGGAACCTGATTTGCTCCCATATCTCTCCTTCTTATTAATTCATTGATTAAAGCTTGTTTTCCTTTTTTAATAGCACTTACAAATGTATTATATAAAGTTTTATGATTTCCTTCATAATTATAAGCAATATCTAAAATTACAACTTGCATTTTTTTATCTAATTTATAATAATCTACTCCTGCTCTAGATAATTTATCAACTACATAAGGTTTCGTTACAGTTGAAAGAAGTCTTTCAAGATCATCATAAGCTTCTTTTTTTGTTATTATATCACCTCTTACAACATTTCTAACTTGTCCTCTTCTAGTAACAGTTTCACTACCAAATCCAATTCTTAATTTTGTACCTGTGCTTGATTGATAATCAATATCATCATATGGTTTAATTAGATCTAATTCATCAAGAACTATTGGTTCATTTTCATTAAATGCAGTAAAGGGAATAGTAAGTCTAATATCATTAGAATTTGGTATTATATCTTTTGGAAATAGAGGAGTTTGACCTTCATTATAAGATGTATTATCAGTTACATCCCCTCCAGTTGGGCTATCATCTAAACCAGGAGTATCTTCAGTTGTAGTTCCCGTATTAGTAAATTTAGGGTAATTTACAGATTGATTTGGATTTTCATTATTTGGATTTTCTTTTGTTTTTGAATCTGCAGCAGTTACTTTAGGATCTACTATAGTTTTAGGAGTATCTAACATAAGAGTTTGCCCTCTCAAAGTAGTAGTCCAATTATTATCAGTAAAGGCATGATTAATTGAAAAAACAGCAAATGAAACTCTTCCTCTATATCTTTCTGGTAGTCTATTATTAGGAATTAAAAAAGCATTATATGGTAATATTCCAGCTATCCCATCCATAGTAATATCATATTCTAATGGAATTAAAACAGATGATTTATTTTTATTTTTATTAGTAGTATTATTACTAAACTCTTTTTTAGAACATTGATTAGATAAATCAATCCAAGGGCTTAGCATATTTGTAACTACATCTTTAGTAATAGTTGGTTTTTGAGATGGAGTATAAATAGCCCATAAAGTATCATATAATTTTTGTAAAGATCTAACATATTTAGATTCTTCTTTTGCTAAATCTGTAGGATCATCAGGTTTAACAATAGCGGGATATTTAAAAGTAGAAAATCTATCTTTAACATTAGCATTTAAAGATTGATAAGAAAGAACATCTTCTGAAAAGTCTTTTATTCCTTGTCCACCTGCTGCTTGAGTTGCTATTACTATTTGAGAAGCTAATTTAGGTGT